TGACGTATTCCACGGGCTGGCCGGAGGATGCGCCATTGATGGCGATGCCGGCGACGCTGCGCACGGCGGCGGTGCCGCTGTTGGCATCGGCGAGCTTGGCCTTGCCGCGGGAGCGGGAATCGAGATCGCTGGAGTCAATGTAAATGAGCTGGCCGGCGGTGATGGTGGCTCCGGCGGTGGCCGAGTGGATGATGGCGGCGCTGGAGGGGACGACGTTGGCGGCGGTGATGGAGAGATCGGCCATGAGGGTGTGAGGGTGTGAGGTTTAGCGGGTGTCAAACTCAGGCGGCGGCGAGGAGCGGGGCGAGCTCGTGGGCGCGGAGGTGGATGGTCAAATCGGTGCGGCGGCCGCGGATCTGCTTTTCGGGGTCGATGCCGGTGGAGATGGCGGTGAGGCGGGCGGTGCGGAGGCTGAAGGGCTGGGCATTGGCGGCCATCCAGGTGCGCATGGCATCGGCATCGGCGAGGAGGCGGTGCAAGGCGGCGAGCCAGGTGTCCTCATCGGTGGGCGCGGTGTCTTCCATGCGGCACTGTATCTCAACAGTGACTGGAAGGCTGAGGCGTCGCGGATGCGGGCTCTCGATGCCTCCATTGACGGTGACGAAAATGCGCGGGTAGTCGGCATCGGCATCGCGAATGAAGGTGCGGCAGGGCAGGGTGGTGCTGCTGGGCAGGCCCACGGTTTCGCGATACGCGTCGATGTAGGCGGCGATGGCGATGGGCAGGGCGGTCTCGGTATTGGCAGCGGCAGCCATGCGTGGGGCGCGGTGTCAATAGCGGTCGAGCTGCGCGGCGATCTTGGCCTCGATGCTGCGGGCGATGTAGGGCATCTGGCGGTTCATGGCTTTGATGCGGTAGCCGAGGACGTAGTTGAAGCGGCGCTGCATGTCGGCATTGAGGGCTCCGGCATCGAGCCGGAGTGTGACGTGGTAGCTGCGTTCATCGCCGCCTTTTTCGGTGATGTTTCCACTGGCCCAGGATGAGATCTGGCGGCGGACATAGGCGGGCACGCCGCGGAGGCTGCCGAAGCGGCCGTTGTAGGCGCTGACGATGCCGGCGGCGAGCATGCCGACGCGGCGCTGAACTAGGCGGATGTAGCGATCGAGGGCGCGGGGATCGGCGATGACCTGCCGCACATCGACGCGGGGGACGGTGCCGCGGCGGCGGGCGGCTTTGTGCAGGGCGGGATCGGGTCGCTGCGCAATGGAGGCATTCCGCACCTTCACATTGGACGAGGCGGCCCGCATGATGCGCTCAGCCTCGGCATAGTCTTTCTTTTTGCCGCGGAGGTTGAACCAGAAGGCGGAGGCTGCGGCGGGGGCTTTGATGGTGTCGTAAACGTAGCCTGCGGAGGCGAAGACGCGTTTCACATCGCGGGCGACTTTGGCCTCGCCTGCCTGCTGGGCGGTGCGGCCGCTGACGAGGCCGCTGCCGCTGGCATGCGCGGGCGGGGTGACCTGCACGAGGCCGGGGACATTGCCGGAGGAGGAGACAAGGGCACGTGTGCCGTCCTGCACGAAGCGCATCATCTCAGGCCGGGCGATCTTTGGTGCCTGCGCGATGAGCTGCGGGAGGCGGCCGAGGTTGATGGTGGCGGTGACCATGGTTACATGCGGCGTTGCGCGGTGATGATCCAGCTTTGCGCGAGCTGGCCCTCACCGGCCACATCGGTGATGAGGTAATCGACGCCCGCGATGGTGACGGTGGTTTTTTTGGCGGGCATCGCGGGCAGGGCGCTCTTCAGGATGGCGAGGGTGATGTCCTGCACTTTTTCCCAGCCGCTGCCATCGGCGAGCGGTGAATGGCGGGTGCGGCCGTAGCTGACAGCGGCCTCATAGGTGCGGCTGCTGATGGTGACCTTTACGCCGCTGCCGCTGCCATCGCCATGCGCGGTGACGAGGGCGCGGTGATGGCGAAGATGGGCTTCTTTGATGGCGGCTGCGGACATGCCATGCGGGCGGAGTCAAAACAAAGAACCCGCCGCGCTCCCAACCAAAGATGCGCGACGGGTTCTTGAGCAACCAGCAACAGCGAGGAAGCACTGCGGCCTGATGTCACGATGCGTGTGTCAAACCTTCCGGCGGAAGTAGGCGGCGTGCTCATTGCTGTGACGGCAATGGACGATGTGGAGAAGCTGCCAGCCGTCGTGCTCCATGATGGTGAGGATGGTGGGGAGTTCCTCGGGATGGGCGAGCTTGACGGTGTGGGCCAGCGCAGATGGCTGGGGCTGGACAGGTGGAGTGGTGGGGTCTTGGGACTTTGAGGGTTTAGCCATGGCGGCGGGATGATGTCAAAAAAAACGGCCCGCCGGTGAAGGCGGGCCGTTGTGGAGCGTGATGATGCCGGTGGCTTAGCCGAGGAGGGTGGCGACGAACTCGGGCTTCCAGACTTTGACGCCGTAGAAGGCCATGAGCTTGATCTGGTTCATGCCGTAGCCTTTGTAGAGGCGGGCGGAGAAGCTGAGGCCAGTCTTTTCATCGACGAGCACGGCAATCTCTTCACCAGCGTCACCACCAGGCGGCTGCGCCGGCGGACGCATGGCGAGCTCGATGGCGGAGCGGTGGAAGCCGACGTTGGCGGTGTAGCTACTGCCGATGGTGATGGCGTCGTTGTTGGCGGCGGCGATCTTCAAGCCAGGATGCGCGATGACGATGTCGCCCGCGGTGGCAGTGCTGCCGGTCTTGACGACGTATTTATTCGTCGAGTCGGAAGCGTGCGTGATGATGTCGCCCGCCTTGATGCCGGTGGTGTTGACCGTCATCGTGTCGAAGGTGAGCGTGGTCTGGCCGATGGCCTCGCCGCTGGCGTTGTTGATCAACGCACCGGAGCCTGCGCCGGCAGTGTGGGAAGCGACACCCGCGGAGGTGCGGATGGAGAATCCGCTGATGTTGAGCAGCTCGCCACGACGGATCGGGGAATCGCTGCCAGCTTCGTTGACCTTGGTAAGCTGCGTGAGGTTACGCAGCTTGGTGCCGGCGGCGCTGTTGATGATGAGCGAAAGCTCGCCGTCATCGAGCGGGCAGCCGTTGTCTTCGAGGATCTGGCGCAGCTCGTTGATCGTGTTGTGATTCGACGCGAAGGGCGTGGTGCCTGCGGTGCCGGTGGCGCGGGAAGCGCCCTGATAGGCGGCGGTGCCGATCGACGCTTCGATGGCGTTGATCATCTTGCGGATGCCCTGCTTGTAGAGCTGCTGCAGCGCCAGCTCCGCGCCGACGGTGTTGGCGAGCTGGGCAAACTGCTCGCCTTTGAGCGGGATGCTGGCACCCGCGAAGAGGCTGAGCGTGAGGGTTTCCGCCGCGGTGGTGATGTCCGCCGCATCCGGAGCCGTCATGGCCGGAGTGTAGGACGTTTCCAGCGTCGGCTCCGTGGTGCGCAAAGAGGTGACGGTGCCGCCGGCGGAGACGCCTTCGGAGCCACCATTGACGAGGACACCTTGCGCGAAGCCGGTGGGTTCGCGAGCGACCATGTCGCGCGCCTGATAGAGGATCTCGGTGAGTCCAGTGAGGGAGATGTCGTTAGCCATGATGGTGAGGAGTAGGAGGTGGAGGGGTGTTGGGTTTCAGCGTGTCAAAAGGGATCAGTCTTCGAGCTTGCCACCGGAGGCCATGAAGGCGTTGCGCTCGGCGTGAGGGAGGTTGTTGAAGGCGCTGCGGGCCATGGTTTTGGCCTGCGGAGTCGTGACCGTGGGCGCTGGAGCATTGCCTCCGGCGGCGATGGCGGCTCCGTTGGTGATGAGAGCCTTCAAATTGGTGATCTCGCCTTCAAGGGCGGTGATCTTGGCTTTGTCGGCAGCGGTGGCGGCGGTGATGCGCTGGTCGATGGAGGCGGTGACCTGCGGGTCTTCGATGTTGATGTCGAAGGCGGGCTTCCATCCGTCGATGGCGGCGAGGATCTGGTCTTCGGTGGCGTTGTCGGCGAAGGCGATGCCGATCTTCTTGGCGAGAGCGAGGAGTGCTTTCATTTGTTCGGTGGTGAGGGTGGGATGATCGGCATGGGCCGTGGATGGCGCGGAGGTGTCAAACAGGGCGGCGGGGCGATGCGTGAGCTGGGCGGTGATGCGGCTGCCTTTGAAGGCGCTGGCGCTGAGGGCGACGGCATCGGTGACTTCATCGGCGAATCCTTGCGCGACGGCTTCTTCACCGGTGAGCCAGGTCTCGGCGTCCATCATGGCGGTGAGGTCTTCGTCGCTTTTTTTGGTGCGGTCGCGATACGCGGCGATGAGCGAGCCTTTGAGCTTGTCGAGGAGATCGGCGAGCTGGCGCATGTCCGAGGATTCACCCATGGCGAAGCCGCTGGGGTTGTGGATCATGAGGTAGGCGTTGCGCGGCATGCTGATGCGCGTGCCGGCCATGGCGATGACGCTGGCCATGGAGGCGGCGAGGCCTTCGATGCGGACGTTGACGTTGCCGCGGGCCTTCAGCGCATGGTAGATGGCAAGACCATCGAAAACTTCACCGCCGGGCGAGTGAAGTGAGAGATTGATCGGCTTTTGAACTGCGATGGCACGAAGTTCTGCAATGAACTCTTTGGCGGTGACTCCCCACGATCCGATTTCATCGTGGATGGAGACTTCGGCAGCGGGTGCATCGGCGGCGTTGGTGATGGTGAACCAGGTCTTGCGGGACATGTTGCCCGCAGGGTGTCAAATCACGGGAACGTGTAGATGCGTGGCTCTTTGGCTTTCCAAGTGTGCCGAATAGCTTTACTGAGATACACATTGAAACGCTCCACCGTCACATCTTGCAACAACGGCATGATGATTTCTCTCAAGATGTGCTGCTGATAGTAATATTTCACGCGGCGAATCGGCGAGCGTCTCCGCAGCCATTGCATGGCATCTTCACGAGAGACCGCATGAATGATGCGAAAGCGTTTTCCGGATTCATCCGGCTTTGTCAGTTCAGCGATGTAGTATCCCGATCTCATGTTGCATGATGGTTGTTTTAAGCATTGCCGTCAAGCGCGGCGAGATCGGCGGCGATGGATTCGGGGCTGAGGGTGGTGAGGGCGCTGGAGCTGGAGCTGGTGGTGCGCTGGCCCCATGCGATGATGGTGGCGATGCTGGCGGGGATGCCGAGGGCTTTGGCCTGCTCGATGGCGTAGCTGATGAGCTCGAGCTTTTGCAGGACGGCGGCTTCGCGGGTGCGGCGGCCGTCGTTGCCGGTGAGGAGCTCGACGAGGTCGTCGGGGGTGATGAGGTTTTCACCGAGGCGCTCCATCTGCGCTTTGTGGTCGCGGCCGGCATCGGCGGAGGGATCGGGATCGGTGACGAAGTCGATGACGTTCCAGTCTTCGACGGTGGCGTAACGAGCGAGGGCTCCGCCGGGCATCATGGCGGTGCCGATGACTTTTTCCCAGATCCACTGGATGAGGGGGTAGAGCTTGGAGCGGAGGCCTTCGTGGGCTCGCTTCACTTGCTCGAGCAGGCCGCGGTATTCGGTGCCGCCGACTTTGCCGCGCATGAAGATCCATTCGGGTGGATAGCCGAACTCGAAGATGAAGGGGTGCAGAAGGTCTTCGAGGATTTGCTTGAAGGGAACTCCTTCGTTAGGGTTGTTGAAGAAGTTGAACTGCTCGCTGTCGGAGAGGGGGATGAAGACGGCTCCTTCACCGATCTCGACGAAGCGACGGCCAGTGTCGGCGGCGGGGTTGCCGGTCTGCTCGGCGGTGAGCACCTGCTGCATGGCATTGAGCACCTTGCCGTCTTTGGTGACGGTGGCTCCGAGGAGGGCGGCGCGGACTTTGGCGCTGTGCTTGCGGAGGGCTTTGAGGTCGAGGACGTCGAGGAGGTCTTTGCCTGCGGCGAAGATGGCGGGGTCGCCGTGGTATTGGTTGAGCCGGGCGGGGTCTTTGAGGTGGAAGACGTTGCGGTGGCCCATCGTGTTGATGGCTGCAATGTCGGTGTATTTGGTGCTGTTGAAGCTGGCGGTGTCGTCTTGGTTGAGGCGGATTTTGACGAGCTGGTCGAGCTTGTTGTAGAAGAGGCCGGCGATGCAGCGCTCGGCGATGGTGTCTTTGACGTTGCCGTCGGTGAGCTGGTCGCGAGTGATGCTTTGGAGCTGGAAGGCTCGTTTCGATTTGTCATTCAAGCTCCAGCCGATGCCGGTGGGCTCAAAGACGGGGAGGAGGAAGCATTCGCCATCGCCAAGCATGGCGGAGAGCCAGCCGGCTTGCAGTTGGAAGAAGGTCTGCTCCTTGCGGAGATCGACGGCGGGGCTGTCGGCCCACTTGGCGAAAATCTCGGTGGCATCGCGGACGAAGTCGGGATTCTTCGAGATGCTCTTGGCTCCGATGCCTTTGCCGACGGCTTCGCGGGGGAGCTGGCGGCAGGCGTAGCGGACTTGCGGGATGCCGTTCTCGCTTTGGAGAAAGCGGGAGATCTGGACGATGTCGCGGCTGCGCTGGATGCGCTCGAGCTGTTTGTTGCTCCACGGCTGCCAGGTGGGCATGGTGCGGTAGCTGCCGGAGGACGCTGGGAGGGCGTTCACGATAGGCGCGGCGGGCGCGAGGGAGGCGGGGGATTTACGGGAACGCTTCATGCGTTGAGGACTTCGTGCGGTGAGTAGCCGGAGGCGAAACGGAAGCCGAAGGGACGGCTGAGGGATTTGGTGACTTCACCGGCGATCTCGCTTTCGAGTTCCTCGATGGCGCGTTGAAGGGCCATGCGGCGATCTTCGGGAGAGGAGGCGCGGAACTGCGCGGAGTGCGAGGAGCCCTCAAACGCGGTGGCGGTGATCTCCGCGCCGCTGCGGTCATCGGCGAGCAAGAGGTATTGATCGGTCAGCCACTGGAGCTGCGCGGCGAGGTTGCCGGGCCGGAGAATCCGCGCGTGGAAGCGGTAATCGGAAGTCAGGTCGGCGATGTTGACGGCGGGCATGACGGCGCGGTCATGTCAAAAACCGCGGCGAACGTGCGCTGCGCCGAACTGAGCTGGGGCTCAGTCGGCGAGCTGGGTGTTCGGCAGAGATTCCAGCAGCACGTCAACGATCCGATCAACGATTGCATCTCGGCACCATCCGCCCATGTTTCTCTCTTCATGCTCCCACTTTCCGCGCATGAGTTGGAGTCGCTGACAGGGCTTCCCATCGTATGCCGTGAGCAGCGCGTCCGCGCATTTTTCCGCGATGGTCACAAGTTTTTCCGGTGGTCGCCAGCCTCGGAATTGGCCGGTCATTCCATGCCATGTCCACCCGCCGGCATTGTGGTCGATCCATCGGACAAGCTCGATGCTCTCCCACTGGCTTTTCTCGGATCGCTTGGCGTAGCGACGATTCAGATGATGCACCAACACCTCGATTTCCGTGCCGTCTTTCGGCGCGGTTCGCATCGGCCGCCAATGCCGAACAATGGGCTGGTGATCGACCCGGTTTAGCTTCTCAATTTCACTCATGATCTTGTCCTTTCTCTCCGGGCGTCACAGCCCCAGCGTTGTCCCACACTGAGAAAGTCTCTCGGACTGCGGGGATTGGTTGAGCCTTCCATTGTGCGATGATGTTAGGCAGGACTTGGCCCCTCCAGACTTCGGCGGGGAGCCATGAGTCCGCGTTGAGGTCGTATATCGCATCTCCGCAGGTGGCTATCCAATGCGTGCGTTGATTCCGCGCTCCGATTGGGACGCCTGGAC